AAGGTGTAACAGAGATTGTTGGTGTAATCGAAGGAGTTACTGATGGAGTCTTACTTGGAGTACTACTGGGGCAAGGTGAAGGGGAAGATGAACTACCAGAAGGAGTTTTCGACGGCGTTACAGTCAGCGTTGGAGTCGGAGTTACAGACATATCTCACTAGAGTGTAGCGATTGTTACGATGGGGTCGGAGTTGGAGCTGGTGGAGATGGAGCAGGAGTAGTTGATGGTGTTATTGATGGTGTAGCTGACGGTGATGGAGCTGCCGGTGATGAAGACGGGGTTGTAGAAGGTGTTACAGAGATCGATGGAGTAACAGACGGAGTAACACTAGTAGAAATTGATGGTGTAACACTAGGAGTAACAGATGGCGTAACACTAGTAGTAATAGATGGTGTAACTGAAGCTGCAACCGGTGGTGATGGATCAGGAGAAGCTGGTGGAGTTAATGATGGAGTTACACTTGGAGTTACACTCGGTGTAACACTTGATGTAGGAGTAATAGACGGAGTAACACTAGTAGAAATTGATGGCGTAACACTAGGAGTAACAGATGGTGTAACTGAAGCTGCCGGTGGTGATGGATTAAGAGAAGCTGATGGAGTTAATGATGGGGTTACACTAGGAGTAATAGATGGTGTAACTGAAACTGATGGAGTAACAGACGGTGTAACTGAAACTGATGGAGTAACAGACGGAGTAACACTAGGTGTGATTGAAATAGACGGGGTAATTGTTACTGAAGGTGTGACAGAAGGTGTAGGTGTAGGTGTAGCAAACGGTGTAGTTGTTATAGACGGAGTAATGGAGGGGGTAGGTGATACACTAGGAGTCACAGCTATGGAGCATTCAGGGAACGGGTTAATAGGGCTAAGTACAACGCGTCGAAGTTGTTCAAATCTACGAGAAACATCACATAAATATTGATCAGTTATTCCACATGATAGTGTATAAAACGGGCATCCAACAAATACTTCCCAGTCAGTAGTGGAAAGGGGTGAGTATACAGTAGCTTTGAGACGTGATGTATCTGTATCTTTGTAGATAGAGCTTGTACCGGTGGTTAAAGTACTAACCACATAAGGATACCCATCTGGTGCAAGATTAATTGGTGGGTAATTTGCGTATTTTAAAGAATCTTGTAGTTCTGAGGTAAACCGACTTCTTAAAGCACCACCGTAATTCCAGGTTTCATTACCTACAAAGCCTGTATCTAACCGAATAATATCGTCATATGTATAAACAAACCGGTATGGGTATAAAGGAGTGCTCCATTTTAGATCGATATCTCCAATAAAAGCAGACATTCCATATAATATAGAGGTTTCAAATACACCCGTGTAACTAGTACCGAGAGTTGGTAAATCACATGTATTATCCGGACATCCAAGATTCGGCTCCATTCCTAAAAATGGTAATTTAGGTCTATCTTCAGAAATCGGTGGTTCTTGAGGTACTGGTCCGGACGTCGCATTCTCAATAGCAAATGCTGTTAATGGTGTGAATGTAAATGTGTCTTCTTCCGTTTCTGTTTGATTACCTTCAACATGAAAGCCTGTAGTAACGATCGTGCCGTTTGTATTCGAACTTGTAAGAGGCTTTACAAAAGATACACCTGGACGGTACCGCGTATTAGAATACACGTCAATACCAGAAAGTTCCTGGGTAAGTAAATGTTTATAAAATGTATCAGACTCTGCTTTGTAATCAACAACAACCTTACGACCGTAGTTACCAAGCCGAGCACGTACAGTTTTTTTACCGGGACTAATTAAATCAAAAGCACTAATAGCATGAGTTGTAATTATGTCGAGATTTTTATCTCTTATTGTAATACTATTAGGTTCATAACTTCTACCAGTACGAGTAACCCCGTCTGTATATATGAGTTCTGATGCAAAAACTCCCAGACTATCAAATCCAATACCTAAAACAGGTTTATTTAAAGGTTGTGAAGATAAAGCTGCACTAAGAAGGGTATTTCCTGAAAATCCAAGATCAGGCCCGACGCCACCACCACTTAATGGAAAGCTAGCATCTTGTAAAAACATGCAATATCCTATTTCATCACCAGACGTGTAATTGCTTAGTTCATATGTAAATGACCAAGTAATATCATATTGAGGTGACATGCCTTCCTCGAATATCTGTACTGCAACAGCTGAGAGTGGAAGGTCTGTAGGATAATCCATACAGATATTTAATCTGATAATCTAAATTTCAAGTAAGTATAAATATAATTTAACTATTACATCCCCCATTCAAACTTAACTATACCAGGTGCTGTGTCTTCCCATGATCCTCCAACACTATGATTAGAAGCACCGGGAGCTCCGGCTCCGCCCCAGAATGATGGGTTAGCATTTACTTCCTCATCACCAGAGCTAGTATCCATACCACCCCAAGCTCCAGAAAGAATATGTACAGAAACCATATGGGGGTCGTTAGGTAAAAATGAACCATTATTAGCAGTAAGTCCATCTGCCCAAGAGTCTCTCGCAGGGGCAATAGCACCTATCGAACGAGCTAGCTCAGTACCACCTATAGAAATATATGAAGGTTGTCCATGAGTTCTAGCAGTAGTACGACCAGCTCCAACAGTGTAACTAACAGAAGTTCCTATAGGAGCGGAAAGAATACCATATATAGTAGCAGCAGATCCACCTGCAACACTTCCACCCGTAGCGCCAGAACCAGTTACCCAAAATTTTGTATAAGTAGCTTTTGTTGTAAATGTACCGTTATTTATTGCAGTATCATAAGCTACAAAACCAGGCATAGGTAATCCAATTTCGATAGTATTATCGAGTACTGACATTGCCGTTCCAGTTGTATTAGTACCATTAGAGGAAGCTGTTAACCCATTAGTAACTGTAACATTAGTAGTAGAAACAGTATCGGCAAGAGCCTTAATGAATACATAGCCATTAGCTGACTCATTTGGAAGATTAAATGTTGTATGACCTGCATTAGCACCATAGATATTACCAATAGCGGCAGAAAGGTCTGGATAATCCGCACCCGCAACTGTCTGACCATTGGCTACCAACCAACCAGTAGGCATTGAGGATAGAGTAGCTGATTCAACCATAGCACCAACTGGAACAGCTGCAGCTGATGAGTTGAAGAAAACAGTGGCACCAGATTCTGGAGCAGCCCATCTAAGATTACCAAAATTGTCTGCTTTGAGAAAACTATTTGCCCCTCCAAGACCACCTGTTGGAAACGAATAATCAACATTATTAATATTAAGTTTCTGTGGTAAATGTAGGTGACTAGTATTAAAGGCTGTAATCCTATTCGATTTTATTTGTGTACTGCTTAAGGAAATTTGACCACTAACTAGCTCGATTGAATTACCGGTAATTTCATTTGAACCGCTCAAATGTTGAGATGATAGAGTACCGACGGCGATAGTTCCTAATGTATCATTTACGATAATTGAATCATTTGCTGCTACGAAAATTTGTGCTATTTTATCCCACCCAGTGGCTGTTTTAGTATATAATATATTGTTAGTCGTATTATAAGCTATATCTCCTACAGCCCCTTCAACCAAGGATGTATGATCAGCAACAGATCCTAAAAACTTATTACCGGTAATAAGACCACCTTGTGTAGATCCATCACCAATATACAAACGTTTACTATCTGTTGTATATCCTAATTCACCTTCACTTAATGTAATATTTTGACGATCTGCATTATCTCCACGACGAACGAGAAGTTTAAGAAGAGTATTTTCGAGAATTTCGATTTTTTTAGCCATGATTTTTAGAATTTAAATACTGGGATTGCGAAGTTGCCATTTGCACCTGATGCAATTTGAATGAAACCTGCGGAAGATAGAGCAATGGCCACGGCACTTGTTTGATTACTATTAGCTGATAAAGCATTAATAACTGTTTCTCCGGTAGCGCCTGGATTTTCCTCACTAAGCGAACCAAAAAAGAGTTGACCAGTACCAGTTCCGTCAGTTCCAGAAAGATTTTGTTGAACTGCATTAGTTGATGAAGTAATACGTCCAGTTGAATCAAATACAGAAGTAAAAAGCGGTTGAGCCGTGCCACCGCCTATAGTTTCAAGAGCAATTGTAGAACCGCTTTTTTGAAGTCCAGTTCCGAGGGCAGCTGCTTTAATAGCATCACCATCAACTGTATCTGTACCGGCTGCAGCAAAGTCAAGCTTACCACCTGTAAAGGTAAGTGCTTCAGTAACATTAATACCAATTGGATCACCAGCTCCACCACTAAGACCTAGACCGATATCACCAGCGCTAATATTGACATTGGTTGTTTCAAGTTCACCGTTCGCATTAATCGTAATAGTAGAATTATCAATTCGTGCTGATAATCCCGTTGACCCGTAAGCAAGACCTCCGCTAAGATCGACAACATTACTACTTAGTTGAGCAATACCAACCCCGTTGTTGGCAATATGAAGGGTATTGCTAGCAGTATACTCTAAAGTTAAATCATCTGGTCTTGTACCTATGAAAGCCCATGATGTTAAATTAGCAGCATACGTACCAGATAATTGATATAGTAAATTATCTTCATAAACAAGATCTCCGTTAACAGCATCTGTCAGGTCTGTTCTAGTACCAACATACATTGGGGTATGTATAATATTACTTATATTATTACCTCCTACAGTAAACCCGTCGCCGACCCAAACGCGTTTAGCATCAGTTGTATACCCAAGTTCACCTTGTTCGAGAGTTACAGCCTGACGTTGTGCATCAGTACCTCTTCTTAGTTTTAATTTTACTATTTCAATATCTGGCATTATTTTAAAATGTTAAGCTGTTCTTTGCCATACATACATACCGAATGTTGGCGGAATATTATTGTGAGATTGATTACCACCTGTATTATCCGGTAGTAGGGGAGTTGCTTGTGGTCTAGAAGGATTACCATGATCGGCATAGTAGCCTACGTTAGGATCATTTCCTAACCTCGAGGAGTTCTTAATAGGGTGAGTATGTTCTGGTAGTTCGGTAACTGTTAGTTGATGCTTATACTCCCCTGTTGTATCAACATCACCAGCTGCAACTGTATGAGTATCGCTACTATTATCAGTACCTTGACCGACACCTGCTATAAACTTTCCTTTAGATACTTGTAGCCAAGTTGTACCGGTAAATCGATCACCTGGGTTAGTATTGTCAATAGAAAAAATAACTGAACCAACTGGGTATATTGTATCGGCAATTGCGGCTTTAAAGTTGCTACCAAGCGCGCCATCAACATCAATTCCTTGCCCAGCTTTTCCTATACTAAGTGCACTTTTATTACCAAATCCGTCATAAATATCCTCCTGTCCAGACCCGGGTAAAGCCTCACCTTTAGCATGAAGCACACCGACATATGTTTCGGAAATGTTGGTGTTTGTTAATGATTCACTTGCCATACATATATTTATGGTAGTGGCAGTATTAAGCAATCAAATTTCTATAATACTGCCAATAGTATATGATGATTGGACATCAGGACTTATATCCGGCTCAACTAAATTAACTAACTGTTCTTGTACATCATATATTAGTTTAAAGCATCTATTTAAAACTCCATTAAGATTTTCTTCATTGCTATGAATGTAAAAATTTTCAATTTCCTTAGTTATAAATTTACTAAAATTGACATTATAGTTGTAATTATCAAGCTCTAATATATTATTATTAAATGAACCAGTAAATCTACCGACGATATTATTTTTAAGAAGAAGGACATCATCAACTAGTTTAAATAACTCTGTATTGACAATAGATTGTTGTATAAAGCTATCACTATTTAATGAAAATCCTTCACTCCCGTAATTAGTGTAATTAGGATCCTTTAGAACTCGCTGATAAGAACTTATAATAGGTTCATCAAAAAAGTATAATCTACCGTTAGTTAGCATAATTGTCCTATCATAACTACTAGTAGATTGGAAAATTGAAAAGCAATTAATTCTTGAATCGAGAAGACCACTTACTTGCTCAGTCTCAGCAGCTTCACCGACTTGAGTACCTAAATTCCAAATAAACTCAGCTTGGGAAAAATTAACATCGTTAAAATTCCATCGATTATTTATAGTTACAGGATTATTAGATATTTCAACAGTCTCGTCTGTAAAATCCAAGAGATAAAGTCGTTCTGTTCTATATGTACCAACAATTTTTGAAGGTCGTGTTTTAAACTTTTTATATACAGTCTTGTTTGTTGCAAAATACCAGTAATTACTATCTGTACCTGAGAAAGAAATATCTATTATTTCTTCTGTTTGAGAAAGTCTATCATCTAAAATTATCTCTTCTTTAAATCTAAAGTTTTCACCGCTAAAACGATATAAATACGGTACTCGAGATGTAATATTATTTACCGCTACGTCTTTATATGTTAAAATATACAAAGAATTAAAGTCCGGGTCAAATCCCATGGCACCTAATGTCTCTGTATTGAAATTAATAGATGTAATACGGGTTATGTAGTTAAACTCTTCATCGAAAATTTTAACAACTTTGTTACCAGAATCAAAAACAGCAACAGTGCTATCAGTAACAGCTAATTTTGTCGGCCTAACAAATTTAGTCTGACGTCTTGAGTCACCATAACCACCTACTAACTCAATATAGTTACGCTTATTTCTAAGAGAACTATCATTATTAACATAACCAGCAATATCATATCGCAATACAACATTATTACCGGTATCAGATAGATACAAATGTTTTTTTGTAGAAGCAATTCCACCTAACTCTTTAAACGATAAATTATTTTCGTCTGTAGTTTCATACCCGGTAGTATCTTCTATAACAGTTAAATCTGTATTCGAACCAGTTAAGCAAATGAGATCAGATGAAGTACAAGCAAATAAAGAAAAATGGTCTTCAAAATCTAAATTAGCTTGTACAGTAGCATCTACTACATATCCAAAAGCACTTAAATAATGATTATTTTCAAATCTTACATTTTCTACAAACTGAGGGTTTCCGGTATTTGATGTATTAATCTGAAATGCAGATAAATTATTGGAAGAAAGTGAAGCGTATCGTATGGATTCCGTATACGGTAGCTTATTAGATGCTATAAAAAGTCTAGAATAAACATAGGTATTGTTTTTTCGTAAATTATCTAATTTAAGCTTGAATAACCCGTAGTTAAAATTGTCATTAAGACTAAAAGTACAGTTATCGACGGAATTTGGCAAAGTAATATTAGTATCACTAATAACACGATCAGTAAAATTATCTGTAAAAAATAAATCAGTAGCAAAAGTGTTTTTAGATGTAAGAGTTTTACCTGTTGCTACTTCTTTGGCAACATTATCTTTAGTTTCAACAAAACCATAAAAATCTGACCCTGTGAGAGTAAATAAATCACCGGAAGTATAAACTTTTTTATATGAGGAATAATCAATAATCATCTTTTAATAATCTTTAAATACTACATCGTTAATTGTTACACCCACTGGTGTAAAGTCTTTAGCTTCTGCTAAAATAGATGCTTTAATTTGTTCTCGTATAGTAATATCAGTAATGTTAAGATTTCTTACAACTATATCAATATGATTTGAAGAATTATTTCTATTAAACTTAAAGAATTGTTGTATTTCTGTTTTAGAGGTACGTTGACCGGCAGGTAACGATAGAACTAAAGTATCTAGTTTTTGTTGAACTAAGTATAAAGCATATACTAGCTCTGTATCAATAGCCTTATCATATATGAAAGGATTTCTTATTGTAAGATCTTTTGTATAATAATATCCTGGTTGTTTGAGATAAGTAGAAAGATCCATGTTACTTTGAAATCCTGCCGAGCCAATAAAAAACTCATCACTAAATATATCTTGAATCATATACTTACCTGGGGAAAACGTTTGATTTTCATATAGTTCAGCATTTATATATAAGGTTGAGTTACCTTGTATAGTGTCTAACCTATAAGTAAAATTATAAAATCCTGGTTCAAAATTTGCAGGATCAAAAGAGATCGTTTTGGTAAGAATATCCTCCGTATCTAAATAATTGGTTAATGTTAATTTAAAATCTATAGATGATGAATCATAGAGATGGTTAATAACGTTATAATTTGTTAATTTTGTAGCAGGGGTATTATGACCAAATGAAACCCCAGATAAAACAGCTGCTGTTAATGATGGCATAGTACCTTTAGAGAGATATAGCTTATCATCATTACCTTCAGCTAATAATACAGGATATTGAAAGTTTACACCATTGCGATATTCATTAACCCAGTCCATTGAAATAAATGTTCCACCGGAAAGAGCTACAGTCGTTTCAGTTGCTGGGCTGGGTATAGTAATATTACCAATTGATCCTGATAGCTCAAAAATACCACTCGTATTAAAGATAAAATATTCAGTAGGTTTAAGTATATAAATTTTATCTCGAACAACTAAAAAATCTTTAATATCTGTTTTAAGAAAAGCCTCCGGAGCACTGTCTAAGTTATGCTTAACTACAAAATTACTAACTTGATAAAAAACAGTAGAATCGTTTTCCCAATTGTTATTAGTTCCAGGTAATTTATATATAGTGTCATTATACTCTAAAACATTATCATACAGACAAAATTCCTTTTCATATACATCAAATTCTGCCGCTGATAGAGTGGAAACAGCAAATGTATTGGTATTAATTCTACGAACTTTTTGATCACTGGAAATAAAATCGATATTATTATGCATTTGATAATAACCAATATATTCTAAAATATCACTACCACAATCTAATTTAATCTTATTACCTTGTGTATTAACTTTGTAAAAGAGATTACCAGAGGTAGTAACTATATAATCATCTAATGCACTTCTTTTGAATACCTGTTTAATTTTTGTTTTAAATTCTATTTTATTTCGTAATTCAAAATCTGTATTATATATGTATAACGTTTGATCACTTACAACATGGATAAACGGGGTAACTGTTTGATCTTGAAAAATGCCAAACCCTCTATTAGTATTATTACCTAATAATTCAAATCCGTACTGGTTCATCGGATCTAAATACATATCAAAATTTAACGTGAAATTTTTGGTTTTATCTATATCATCAGAAACGTTAAAAATAGTATAATTACTACCATCAAACGTTAATTCACGTGTATCAACATCGGTACAGTAATTTTCTGTTTCCCCCCTAACAACACGAGAGGTATTGTACATATCGAATGCAGAAACTAATGGTGCAGAGCTATTAACAATCTCTTTAATATCTGCATTACCAATTCTTTCATATTTAATAGCTATATTTGGCTCTATAGCAGCATCACTTAGTTTGTCAAAGAACTTTTCTTTATTAATAATAGCATCAGATACTTTAAGATTAATAGTATCTACACTATCCTGGAAAGATGGTGCATAAACTGGTGTTGACGATAATGCTGCACTTTTAGAGATCTTATCTGGGTAATAGTATCTATCAACCCATATTCCTTGCTCTCCTAAATTACCACCTGATAACCATGTGCATAAATATCTGCCATTATCATATTGAGTTGTGTTTTGTCTCCTAATAAAAATTTTATCAGCTAAAAAAGGAGTAGGCCCAGCGAAAGCACCATTATAAGCGAAAGTTGTATCGTTAATGTTGAGCCTATTGTAGGGGTAAATTGAAGAGGGAGCAGTGAAATAAGTATCAGTGCCATTTTCCACGTACACGTCTTTATCATAAAAGCTATAGTTGAGGTTAATCTTATCTAAACCCCTTTCTTGATTGTTACCAGAATTTAAATTATAATATTCTCTAGGATCGCGCCCCAATCCGATAGGACTATCTACCATATTAGAACCACGTTTAACAAAGTTAAATTCCGAACGGTTAGTATCTAATGTTATATAATTTAGTTTGAAATTATCAGCAGAGATAGTATTATACGCGGTTGTAAGCATGTATTGACCATCTTCATTTAAACTGCTATTTGCTGTATCTAAAATTAAATTAGATGACTTTCTTACATTATATTTAGCAAAACTTTTATTTATATACTGTTTGTTTTGATCTAACGAGTAATCAATATGCATTAAGTTATTAATACCACGGTTAAGACTGCCTGATAACAAAGGTGTAAGGGTAAGCTGGTCACCACTTAATGCAACAATATTAAGCACATTATTGTTAAATTTAAATAGTTGCAAGTACCCGTCATCATCTAAAACATATCTAAATACATCACTTTGCTCACGAATAATACCTTTATAATCATCTGTATTACGGTAGAATACAAATTTATCTATACCCGGCGTATTATTATAATTAAGATAAAAATCAAATAGTCCATCGTTATGCTTGATCCTACATAAGTTATTATTTAACGCTTCAATTTCGAAAAAATAATTATTTTCAAACAACCCGGTTTTATTGAGAGGTTGTATGCCCAACGCTTTTTGATCAGTAGTTACACTCTCGTTACTCTTGAAGATATAAAAATATTTAGAAGATTGATTATTAGGACGTTCAAATCCAATTTTTGTAACTAACGATATAGCAGGATCTTGTGAAGGTGAAGATACAGATATAAAGTTAGATAATTTATTTTTACCGGTTAAGTAAAAAGATGAGTAATTATTAATTTTACTATCACGTGCACCAGAAAGAGCGTCGATAAGGTTAACATCTAACCCTTGCTCTAACGTTGATTTAGTTTGCTCAAATGATATAAACCTATCATTATATTCCGCTGTTGGAAAAGAAACAGAGCTAACAGAGTATGTATTGGTTGTCGCCATTTACATACATATTTAATGGTACAATCGTGAGACGCAATCAATTATTCAAGAAAGTGATATATGTAGCGTTATTAAATTTAGATTGCAAATTAGCTATTGTATTACTAGCCGAAGCCCCTATCATTTGTGTTGATGTAATTCCAAGCTTCTGTATATTATCATAATAACTTTCCCGAATTAATTTAATAGGTTGATTAATATTTGCGTAAAATCCGTTATTATAATGTATTAGAAACTGAGCAGTAAGATTAGTAAAAAAGGAACTTGTAGAAGGTACATAAGTGTGCTCATATTGATTTAAAATAGTTCCACCTACTTTACCATACAACACTTCATCAAAAATAGATTTAGTTTTATAGTTAAATACAATATCTTTTTGTGCATATTGAGTAGTGCTTGAATCGCCCCAATTGATATCTAACGTAAGTGCTGAACTAGATGTTTCGGAAATTCCAGTAAGCACAAAATTTATCGTTGGCGCTCCTTTAAACAGTATTTCGTCGCCTATTACATTAATATTTTGAGTTACAGATGAAAGGTTAATAAAAATCGTGCTCATTATACATTAAAGGTGAAGTTTGTAGAATCTCTTGTAAAGGAACCGTTGCTAGCGGAAACAGAGTTAAAGTTAGTTGTATCTCCAAATGTTGATGTTCTTGTAATATTATTTAATGATTCATATCTATTTGAATCTATAACGGAAAGTTTATTATCTGACATTTTAAAAGATACATCAACTATATGTGAAAAATCATTTTTATCATTTACAATATACGTTAACTTAAACAAATCATTCAAACTATTATATGCTATTGTTGGGGTGTGTACTGAATCAGGAGTATAATTTCTATTTGATATAGATGGTATATTTAGTTCAAAAGCACTTAGTGATGCATCTGTAACCCCTTCTGGATATATCTTTTTTGATGTATTTTGTTGAATATTGTATTCGTAAATTTCCGGGTAAACTGCCTTATAGTTATCTGCTACCGGGCCACATGTATCATTTATATCATCCTGGAAACGCGCAAAATAAATCATATTTGTATCTTCAACATAAAATCTATTTGTAAAGACTTCTACCATATTGCTACTATTAACAGAGTATAGGGTGTTGTTAGTGGCAGGTTGAGTAAATTTACCATTTTTGTAACTTATTTTATCGACAATAAGACTAGAGTTAGTTTCGAGGAAAATAGTATTTTGAATAATATCAAAATCTATAAGATTCTGATTAATTTGATTTTGAACTGCAGTTGAGTATTTTGTAATTGTTTTAGCTAGAGCAGATGATAATAGTTCCGATGTTGAATAAGATCCATTTTTTACATACAACTTACCCTCTAAGGTTTTTTGTTCTTCTTTTGTAAGTGAACTATTTGATGAACTAAGATTAGATACAACAGTAGAACCTCTAGAATCGGTACTATCTATATAACGGTAATTATCTGAGTATATAAAGTCATTAGGTAATGTAATATCGTCTGTAAAAAACCCTCCTTCATATCGTTTGTACTGCCCACCGGCTGAAAGATAGTATCTTATATCTACATCAAAAGTAAGTTCAGAAGTTTCCGTAATAATATTAAAAGCAGCCTCCGTAGTAATATCTGATAGCGGAGTTTGATTAGTTTGTAGATCAACAGGTGTTGGGAATGTACCTTCAGCGAGAACTGTATAATAGTAATTAGTAGATGCAGGATAACCTGGACCCAACCCAGTTAAAGGATTAGGAAGCTCAGACCCGTCCAAAAAGGTAAAGGCACCACCATCCCGCCAAAAAGGTTTAATATTTCTAGTATCCTGGATAAGTTCTTGATAAGGGTAAAATTCCCTCATATATAAAGTAAACGGATTATTTAAAGCAGTAAGACCGTTTGTATATGTACTAAGTCCAGATTTAACAGTAGTGCCAGAAACTTCAGTTAATGAATAATTAAAATTATAACCACTGTCTGTATCAAAAAACACATGACCGTTTAATAGTAAATTTTTTACCTGGGTTGATGCGTTGGTATCTATGGGTTTTAAAGGTTCACTTTTAAACAAAGCATATTCATTGCCGTAAATATCTGTTTGATATTTGCTAATTATCCCCTGATTATATAAGTCGGTAAAATTTAGTTTATAGCTAAGATCGTTACGATCTTTTAATTGAGTATCATTACGCTCTCTCGTGGTATATGATTCAAAGGTGGTAGCTTTATTTGTAATTTTAGGATCCCCAGCTGCTAATCCACTCGATACGTTTCTTGTATTGAATCTATAATCGAATTTGTAATATATTGGGTATACTGGCTGTGGGTTAGTTGAAACATTACCATATTGTGCTGGATCGGGGAAAATATATACATTCCCGTTTTCCAACGAAGTAGTATCTATATTATATAAAAAAGTTTCTGCTTGCAGTTTAAAAAGTCCAATATCATCTTCTTTAAAATTAAGACCAACGTCTCTCAAAAGCTTTGTTTGATTACTCTCCACTGTTGCAGTATCAACTCCTTGCAAATTAAGAGAATTAGTAGCAGGATTATCTGCCCTTACCATAAGTCCTGATGTTGCAGGTGTTGTAGTAGTATCAATATAGTATATATCGGTACCAATATATTTAGATATTAACGATCTTTTTAAAGAATAAAACTGAGCAATCGATAACCCACCAGTTTTATATTCATTGTATATTTGAACTAACGCGTTATCAGGGTTACAAATAGCATCAAACTCATCTGGAGTTAGAGTAGGTGGATTAATTTTAAAAGTACGTAAATTAGTTAAAAAGTTATCACCGGTAGAAATGGCATTTATACCTGATGGATCTAAGTAATATTTGGCCTCAACTTCGTTAATATTATTACTATTATCTGTATCTGTAAGATCAAAATAATCACCATATACATCAATAAATTCTTCAATCTCTATACCTAAATTTTTAACAGCGGCTAATACAGATTCATTTTGCGTGTCGAGAGAGTCTTCTGTGTTAAAAACAAAATTGTAAATGTTATCAAAAATTGCTTTCTCTAAACCAGTAGTACTACCTTTGATCTTATTTCTATCAATTACATATTTACCTTCATCCCGTTTCTTTTTATAGAACAGCGCGATATCTTTGAGCCGGTTTGCAAAAAAAGGTATAGCTACATCTAAATCGGTAGGGTCGTTGAAATCGATCTTTTCTAAAAAACGTTTCTCCGTTTCTGTAGTATAATTAATAACAATCTCTTTAATAAATTGTCTGTAATAATCTTTGAATTCGGTTTCTTGTACTTGTTTTGAAGTGCCTTGTTGGCTATACCAGTTTTGAAGGTAGGCACTATAGAATGAGCTATACTCCTCAGGTGAATAGTCAGCCTGTGTATTATTGATAAAATCTAGAAAAGAAAACGGGGCCACGGTATCTCTATATACACCATCTGTTATATCAGGATTAGTGATAGAGTACTTAACTAGAACTGTTCTTATAGATTGGTCGGGCATAATTATTAATCTTCAAAAAGTTTAAGACCTTCATACAAGGATTGGGAGAAAATATTTGACATAGTGCCGTTGTTTTTTGCCCAATCATTATATGAAGTAAGAGTGTAAGAAATAGTGTTATTAGGATCAGTAAAATCAATTATAGAGTTTTCAATATTCGTTGTTACTTCTTGTTGGTAATAAAAATTATAAACATCTAAAAGATCGCGACCATCACCTAATATAAGCGGCCATCCCCAGCTTGAGTTATAATCACTTAATCTGTAATACGTAGAGCTAGTAGAGAGAGGTTGTGTAAACATCTCAACATTACTTTCAGTAGCAATCCCACATTGGCTAAATTGCTCAATTGTAATAAACGTACCACTATCAAGCTGGTCAGAAGTTGCAGATATTAATTGACCGGTAGAAGTCCCATATACAAAACCTGTTGTAGTAGCAATTGTAGGAGTAATTCTAGCACTCAATGGTAAAGTAGTATTCAGAGTAATAAATTTACCACTATACTTTTCAGCTGCTACTATTGATTGCCCAGCAATAATAGTACTACTAGCTGTTAACCTGTTACCTAAATTATAACCATAAAATTCACTATCACTATAACCATACGATTGATAATGTGTTTGATTTCTATTACGTCTACCAAATAATTGAGACTTACTAATAGAAAGTAAATCGATAAGTCGATTTAATTTAGCTGGAAAAGAATATTTAGTTAATTCCGGCAATTCAAGCATTTGCAAAATACTATCTAACTCGTCAACATTACTCTCATCTATAGAAGAATTATTATCGAAGAAATTTTGAATCTTTTCATATGTAGCCTTACCAATAGCATCTTGTGTTGAGCTTAAATCCCCAAAAATAGATCCCAAGAAATCACTCATTAAAATTTTAGAATCAGTAAAGAGTGGTTGAATTGCAATATCTTTAAACGTTTGTTTAAAGTCAATATTCTCACCTTCTTTTGCAATAGTATAGAAACTACTTGGGTATAATGTAAAAGTATTACTAGCACCAGATATTACATTACCTAAATAAGTTGTATGACCGGAAAGATATACATTCTCTAACGTTGAGGAATTGTTACTTACAAAATAACCTTTGTAAAACCCACCTGTATCAAGAGTGGATAGAGTTTGAAAATTAGACGTAAATACAACATCGTAGTTGGTTGTACCGTCTGTTAAAACTAGATTTAAATCTTGACCACTGACAGCGCTCAACAATGGCATATTTTTTTGTGTAAAATTATTAGTATCTTTTACTTTAGTAACAAATGCAATTTTTGTAGTTGCAAATTTAGTTGTACCAATGTTGAAAGTTGATAGTGAGTTACCCACTCCTTCACCATCTATACCATTAGAAGAGAATGATAATCTATCATAGGTATTATTAGATTCGATAATAGCAGATACACCGTAATTTGTTGTATTAGCATATTCAAAAATACTCCCTTGTTGATAACCAAAGGTAAGATTATAATTTCCTGGAAAATCACTCTTGAAATATACATCCGCAGTACCTGTTAATCCTGCATAAAATGCTTCTGGATCTGTTTTGTCAACCGATACTATTTCTGCACTACTCAATTTAATGTAAATAGGTGTGTTTTCTGTAATAATATTACTAACATCTACATTTTCTACACCCCTGGTAGATGTTAAGATCTGCACAAAGGAAGAAGATGGTCTCAGGTGCCCGTAAGTCTCGTCAATATAGCCGTTACGAAAGTAATCATTATCTTTACCAGCAGAGGAATACGCCACTATGGTAGGTAGGTTATTCTTAACAGACCTATAAGAATTGTACCTATTAATAGTAAAGGGGGTCTGTAACTGACCCGTATTAGCTGTTAATGTGGAATTAATACTAATGGTTAGCTCATCTTCAATATAGTCCTTAATATTTACTTTTGATGAAAATGTATCTAGGTAACCGGTACCATTTTTATCATATAAATAACATGTAACTTTATATCGACCAGGTTTATCATAAGAGTGAGAAGCGGTAATACTCTCTACAGTTGTACCATCACCGAAATCCCACACTAATCTTTTATTAGATACAAAATCTTCTATACCATCAGTTAAATTTGGTATAAACGACAGTGGAGTAAATGGTAATGCGTAGCTCTCATACGTCTCCACGTTTCTATAATCCCGCACGTGGAAAAAATTATATAGCAAATCGAATTCACCGGAGGAATCGAGTTGTAGAGAACTTAGCGACATATAACATATTTAATCTTACAATCGTCGTATAGCAATCTTATTCGTAATATTTTGAATATTGTAAAAATATGCAAACTGGAAGTCTTCCAATTGGTAGTTGAGTGATTGAAGAACATTATCTTGTTCTTTGTAATCCGGATTCCAAATAATAAAGTTTAAGTTGGGGACTATACTATCACCATTAATAGTATCTATGGCCGTAACTCCAGGTATATTAAGAATATCTGTTGTAATATTAGCTACTGATATTATATTACCTAATTGTACTGCCTCAAAATAGTTATTAATAATATTGTAAATTGCAGATTTAACAGCACCATCATTGATAGCTTGGTTTTTATCTAAGGTAACTCGAAGTGAAGAATTATTAACCGTATCGTCAACAGAATTGTCATTAGTGTTTGGAGCTCCAAAAGAAAATGCCTTAAAAATTGGGTCTGAAATAACTACATTTTGTGTTATATCTTTTTTACTATCACAAAAATCTGTAATTAATTGTTTCTGGGCAGGATTTAAATAATTTGGTGAAAGACCATTTAACGTTGGATTACTAGTTGGAGCTGTATACACGTATACATTGTTAAAAGATGTTGACGAAGAAAACAATACTTGTGAATATAAAACACGAGCATCATCGTTACCATTTGCTAGCCCAATTTCATTGTAATATGATAATACCTTCGATGTATATTCTTGGTTGGATAAAATCTTTACATCCCGGGTTATATTATTAAAGTTTCTATTAATCTGATACTCATAATCGTTCTTTGTAACTAAGCGATTTTGAGAAGCAAAAACTTTTGGCGCATTTCGTCTTATTTCTGTAACAGTTTCAGCCACTTTGGTTGGTGATGAACCAAATTGATTGTCAATAGAAATATTGCTAAGTTGAGAAGGAAGTACCAATGTTTGATCAGAAGTATATATAATATCTTTAATAGTATTGAAAGTAGGAGACCCGTATAACGCAAATGGGGTATCTACAAATGCATTAGGATTTATAATACCGGCCTCATTATCCGAGGTAACATAATAAATTAATACAGTATCATTAGCATCTAATTGCTTACCATTTAAATTATTACCAAACTTAAATTCATAATTACCGCTACCATTAAGTCGTTTTTCATACTTCTTAGCATCTGAATCTTCTAAGAATAGTGAAGATGTTTCAGTATATTCAGTCCAAACTCCAGTGGAATTATTTTGTACAAATATATTAAAAGTATTATCGCTAACAAATTTAGTATTTTTAACATTAGATACACTTTGTTTAAATTGTTTAGAGGTAAACGTATCAACTAAAATAATATTTTCATATGGCTCCCCGGTTGCGTTGAACGTTGTCTCAGTTACAACTCCTTGATAAAGCGTACTATTGGAAGTAGTTACAGTCTCTAAAGTATTATCAGTTGTTTTTTCAAATGTAATATCATCTATAGTAACGTAAGTACTACCGTTTGCAGCTATAGAACTAAACCTAGGAATTGTATACACGTTAGAGGGTAAATTCGATACAGAAAGAGATATATTAACAAGTGATGTTTGATCACCTAGTGGGTTATATCCTATATTAGATACCAACTTATTCATGTTTTCATAAATAGTTGCAGTGTTAAAGGTCGACTCGTTTGAAGTTGTGTTTAGCTGAAACAATAACACGTGATACATATAAGCTACAACATCAATAAATGCACTAAAATTCGATCCTTCGAAGTTCTGATCTGTAAAAGTTTCATTTTCATTAAGCCTATCAATAATTAACCCTTTTAAAGAGTTAGCGTCAAAAGTGAGATAAGCATTCTTTGGAAGGCTGTAGTCTGTAAAATCTTGAAGGCTCATTGTATATATTTAATCAAGCGGCTTTGTTATACAATAACGTAGCCATCTTTATTAAGTGTGGCGTTTAAAGACAGATCGTTAATATCAAGTTTTGGAATGCTAAATCCAATTTCAATATCATATTGATTATTATCTGGATCACCAGTAATACGAACTTCATTAAGAGATATACGAGGTTCCTGTACCCCTAAATTTAAATAAATAAACTGACCTAAAAAATATGAAGTAGTTGTATTTACAGGTTCAAAAAGATAGCTTCTAAAATCTAAGCCCAGTAAAGGGTTAAGTAACTTTTGACCAGGAGTGGTAGTAAGTATATTCTTAATAGAATTAACAACCGCTTGACCATCTTGTAGTTCAGCAAGATCTTTTGGTCCTGATGTAGAGTATAGTTCAGGCCTGGTAAAGCGTGAGAATTCTAAATCAAATTTTATATCTTTATATAAGTAGCCTTCCTCAAGAGATTTCTGCTCGAGAGGTGTACTTTCTAAATTATCTAATCTTACTACCATAAATTTGTATAATTATTTATCTAAAGGACTAAATAATAGTATGGCTAAAGACAAAAAATTTCTCCATCTATTTGAGTATTACATGGCAAAATACCCAGCTCGTGGGATCCAAAGCGGATTTCAGAGAATGACGTTTTTAAGTTCAA